ATGGCCTCCGCACAGAATATACGGCATTCGGGTTAGGGAATCCCCTCAGGCTATCAAGGCTCTCTCCCAGAGGTGTTGCGCGTCCCTCAACGCCGCGATATCCGGCTTGAGGTAGTAGCGGGCCGTGGTTTTGATATCGCTGTGTCCGAGCATTTTGCTCACGATGGCGATATCGGCTCCCGCCGCCAACGTGTTCGTCGCCCACGAGTGGCGCAGGTTGCGTGCGGGCACGTGCGGCAGGCTATACCGCTTGCACCAGCCCTTGTACTGGCGTGCCACCTGTGGCGGGGTGAGCGCACCGATGAGTCGCCCTCCCTCGCGCGGCTTGAGCTCGCGCAGACGCTTGACCGCGAAGCGCGGCAACGGCAATGTGCGACGGCTCAATTCGGTCTTCGGCGGCACGACGACCTCATGGCCGCTCACCCATTGCAAACCGCGCTCGATATGCAGGACGCCTGCGCGCAGATCAATGTCACTCCACTCCAAACCGTACCCCTCTTCGGTGCGCAGGCCGCATGAGACGGCGCAGATAAGCCACGCCTCAAGCGGATGCCCGTAAAAGCCCTGCAACAGCGATCGCTGCTGACGGATGCCCAATATCACCGGCTCGTAATGCGGCTTGGCCGGCAGTCGGATATCACGCCTCGTGATATCCACGTCCAAGAGATTCCAGCGGATAGCCCGCCTCAGTATCGCGCGTAGTACGGCCCATGCCTTGCGCGCCGCGCCCGAACTGGCGAACCCGGCGAGCCACTTGTCCACCAATTCAACGCTTATCGATTCCATCTGCATTGCGCCGAACCTCGGGGCCACGTGCAACCGCCACGCCGACTCATAGCCGACACACGTGGACTCACGCAGATTCCGCGTGCAATGCGGCCAAAACCGGCCGTTCCAAAACTCTTGTAACAGCATTTTCAACCTCCGAAAACCCACACGCCCGTTGGCCTATCCAACGGGGACGAACGTGTGGGTTTTCCCACCGTAAAGGAGCTTTCCAATGTCTTTGCTCGCTCACATCGTCGATTGGCTCGTGCCTTTTATCTGTGGCGGCGTGGCCACGGTTTTGGGCCTGATGTGGCGGTGGGGCAAAGCCATGGTCAACGGGCTGCGCGAGCTCCTGCTGTGCCAGTTGGAGGACCTGCGCCGCGAAATGGTCATCGAGCACGACGGAGTGGCGGACGAGGACCTCAAATCACGCTCCCAACGCCTCTACGACAGCTATCACAGCCTGGGCGGCAACGGCCACGGGACATCGCTCAACAATGACATCCAATCCGCGCCGATAGCGCCACGACAGTCCTGACCCACGACCGTGGGCCACAAACAATATCCATCCCAGAGAAAAGGGAAACATGGTCAACAATTTGAAACGTCATCCCAAGCCCTCGCTGCCGGACGAGCTTCGCCCGGACGTTGCACCGGAAACAATCATCGAATCCAATAAGGAGGAACAGTAATGACCCAAATCCATATTTCCATCAGGAAGCCGAAGACGGGCGGCTTGGACCCGGTCACCGGCACGATGCGGTTCCGCCCGGTGCGTCGTCACTTCGACGCGGCGAAGAATCTTATTATCGCGGCCTCGTTCGACGCGAATCTGTCCGAAACGGGTGAGCTGACGGTTGACCTGCTGCCTACGACTCCTGCGTTTGTGTGGCAGGTCGTGGAGTTGGCTGATTCGCCGCAGGCGTACATGCGTTACGTCGAAGTGCCGGACTCCAAGACCAAGGTCGAATACGCCGACCTCGTGGAGGTTGACTCGGGCACGTTCGTCCCGAAGGACATGCAGGGCTCCCAATTGCTGAAGGTTCGCCACGCTTCCACCCAGTCGGAGGCTGAGACGCTTTCCGCCCGATACCCGGATGCGGTGGTGCTCTTCGACGAGACCGCCACGACCATGAAGGCCGCTATGGCCATGAGCACGTTGGAGTCCATCACGGCCGAAGCTCAAACGAACGCCGCGTTGGCTGGGAGCGCCATGCTGAGCGCACAGTCCTCGGCTGATTCCGCGACCGCCACCCAGTCCGACCTTAATATCCTCGCGTCGAACGCCAACACGTTGGCGGCTAGCGTCGCCAATGATTCGCAGACCGTGGCCGACACCGCCAACGCGGTTGCGGCGAAGGGCGAATCGGCTATCGCCACCATCGATTCGACGGTGCAGGCGGTCAAGGACAAGGCGGAGGCTGCGACCACCGTACTGCCTTCCACCGGCACCACCGAAGGCACCACCGACACCGGCACCACCGAGGAAACCACGGAGGAACCCGGCAAGGACTCCACGCCAGCCAAGGCCAAGAAGGCCACCGTGAAGGGAGCCTGACCATGCCAGCCCTATACGCCGGCAAACGTGTCGGCAAACCATTATTGAACGGCCACACGTACAACGCCCTATTCAACGGCAAACTCGTATGGCCGCTGGACAAGGACACGGTGGTCTCCATCGAGATCACGGATGATAAGGGCAAGCCGTTGCCCAAGTCTCTGGCCGTATCCGGCACCCTGAAACTGGGGGCGAAAGCCACCTACGCGGACGGTCATGTTGGCGACCTGCTCACCACCAAGGACGTGACGTTCGCGAGCAGGGACACTTTCACCGCCACGGTTTCGGGCAACACGCTCACGTGGCGGCATGGCGGCACGATTCTCGTCACGGCCACCGTCAACGGTTTCACTTCCGCCGCCGTGTCCATCAGCGCGGCCTACGCGCCCGAGTCCATCAAGGTCACGGACGATTCCGGCAAACCCATCGACAACATCACCCTGCGCGTCGGCGAGAGCAAGAACCTCAAGGTGACGATCCTGCCCGATGCGGCATCGCAGGAGTATACGGCATCCATCAAGGATGTGAGTCTCGCATCAGTCAGACAACAGTAAGGGGCAATATCATGCCAACAACAACAGCGTTTAGGGGGGGGGCTAGTGTCCGCGCCCTCAAGGAGGGCGACACCTCCATCACCATCACCGCAGGCAGCATCGTAAAGACCATCCCGGTCAGTGTATGGGAAAACAAATGGGTGCTGCCCACCCTGCCCGCCACGCGCAACGGAATCACGTTCACCGCGGCCGGCGACGGCATGGTACACGCGAAGGGCACAGCGACCGACTGGGCGAACATCATCGTCACCCAGGACCTGCCGGCCGGCGAGTACACGCTCGAACACACGCTCGTCGACGGTGTCGGCCCGTTCTGCGAGCTCAAATCCACGGACGGCAGGATCGACCTGTTCTCGCATGGCACGGTCAAGGCGACGCTCCCGGCGGGCGACTACCGGATGATCGTCAGTGTCTCGCCCGGCAAGACCGTGGACGCAACCATCACCCCAATTCTCAGGAAACTCAACTAAGGCCCCGATATCGGGGCCTTCACCATAAAAGGAGGCCCCAATATGGGCGCACTATCAATAACCGGTATCAAACCGGGGTCCACGAGTCTGAAACTGACCGCCGGCAAGATTACGAAAACCGTGCCGATTACCGTATTGTCGCGTAACCTGCTGTCCTACGGTCCCGCGTCGGGCAACGGTCTGACCGCCACCGTCAACAGTGACGGGTCATTGCATGTCACCGGTGCCGCCGCACGGCAGTGGGCGGGCTTGGCGTGGACGTTCCCATGCCCGGTACAGGGCACCGTGATATTGCGCAGCCCCACCTTTATCGCCGGGTTGACCGTCAGCGTCAAATTCCTCGACGCCAAAGGACACCAGCTAGAAGGTCAGGTCACCTCGGGCAGCAATGCCGTTGCAATCCCTGCCGGCACCGTCAGCCTGCGCTTCGAAATCCTCTCCAACGAGGCCACGCCCACCGCGAAGGACGGCGACCTCCGAGTCCAGCTCGAATCCGGCGACACCGCACACGATTGGATGAAACCCGACAACACGAGCCTTAGGGGGGGGGGCTGTGAACTAGCGAACCTGTATCCGCGTGTCACCGGACTGCCTAAAACATTAGGCACCGACCCGGGTGTTATGGTCACGGAACCATCGCCGGGCACGTACCGGTTCAAAGG